CTTTACACTCAAAGAGTGTAACAAATCGTTCTTAGATGACGAACAGTTTGTAAGGGATGTTGTTTATCAGGCATCAGTCAAATGCAAATCAACTCTATTAGCACTCAACTCACACAAGTTTGACCCTCAGGGTGTCACTTGTGTGGCGATGTTGGCTGAGAGTCATATCAGCATTCATACTTGGCCAGAACTGGGTATGGCAGTATGTGACATCTTCACCTGCGGAGATCACACAAAACCCAAGGAGGGTGTAAAGTATATGAAGATGATGCTTGACTCCAAAAGCATCGTAAGTAAATCATTTACTCGACCTTTGGAATGAACATTTTTGTTACAGATCCGTTCCCTGCTGAAAGTGCCATCTGTCTTCCTGACAAACACATTGTCAAGATGCCGCTTGAGTGCTGCCAAATGCTTAGCATTATTGCTTCTCCTTGGTATCACGATTACGGCATTCTTCCCAAGCAAGACGGCACTGCCTACAAGACAGAGAAGGGGGCATTCCGCAACCACCCCTGTACTAAATGGGCGGCAGAGACGGTGGATAATGCCTATTGGCTCATCAAGTGGGGATTGAACTTGTGTCAAGAGTATACTTTACGATATAATAAACAGCATTCCTGTGAAGGAACACTGACTCATGCTTATTACCTTTTCCCCAAAGGTAGACTTGATGAAGTAACTCCTTTCGCACGAGCAATGCCTGAGGAATACAAGTTTGATACTAGTATTTCCACCTTTGACGCATACAAGATGTATATCGCATCCAAACCTTGGGTGAAGGACAACTATCTTCGTATGCCCCAACGTAAACCTGATTGGATTTGATTATGAGTGATTTTATCTGGGTGGAACGCTACCGCCCTAAGACAATTGAAGAATGTATTCTCCCAGAGGCAACTAAAAAAACCTTTCAGGAGTTTCTAAAAAAAGGTGAGATTCCTAATATGCTACTTGCGGGACCTCCTGGCATTGGGAAGACTACAGTAGCAAAGGCACTTTGTAATGAACTTGGAGTAGATGTTTATGTCATCAACGGATCCGACGAAGGTAGATTCCTTGATACTGTCCGAAACAATGCGAAGAACTTCGCTTCGACCGTCTCACTTACGGCAACTGCTAAACACAAAGTCATCATCATTGATGAGGCAGATAACACGTCCAATGATGTACAACTCCTCCTACGGGCATTTATTGAGGAGTTTGCTGGCAACTGTAGATTCATCTTCACCTGTAACTACAAAAACAAAATCCTTGAACCTCTCCACTCCCGATGTGCAGTCGTTGAGTTCGGAATCAAAGGAAAAGAGCGTCAGTCCATTGCAGCACAATTCTTCAAGAGACTTCAACAAATCTTGGATGCAGAAGGTGTTGAATATGATAACAAGGTCTTGGTAGAACTTGTCAATAAGCACTTTCCTGATTGGAGACGTGTGCTCAATGAGTGTCAACGATACTCTGTGAGTGGAAAGATTGACTCTGGTATTCTTGCTACGTTCTCTGATGTTGCCGTAAATGATCTCATTAAAAACCTTAAAGAGAAGAACTTCCCCGAAGTTCGGAAGTGGGTGGTATCTAATCTGGACAATGATACTACTGTACTTATGCGCCGTATTTACGATGCTCTTTATTCATCCCTTGAAAACAATAGCATTCCTGCTGCTGTGCTTGTGCTTGCTAAGTATCAGTATCAGTCGGCGTTCGTAGCTGATCAGGAAATAAATATGCTTGCTTGTCTAACTGAACTTATGGTGGAGTGCACTTTCCAATGAATGTAAAACTTATTCGTATGTGGTCTGGTGAAGATGTTATCGCAGACCTGATTGAAGAAAAAGAAGATAGTGTAATCTTCTGTAATCCCATTGTCGCTATTCCTGCTGGTAATGGTCAAATGGGATTTGCTCCCTGGTCTCCTCTTCTTAAAGGAAAAGGTGAAGAACTGGAAGTGACCAAAAAGTATATTGTGTATATCGCAGATACTCAAGAACAGATTGAAGAACAGTATCAAGAAATGTTCTCCGTAATTAAGGCACCTAGTAAAAAGTTGGTACTTTGACTATGAAAAAAGAAAAACTTAAAGCGCAAGTCAAATCTAGATTTTATTATATCTTCTGGGGAATTTGTACAGTTGCCGTGGTTGCTGGTCAACTCTATGTCGGCACTGGATATCGTTTGATGTCACAGAGTATTAATAAATTCTTCTATACCCTTACCACAGAACTGGAGAACATTGATGGGTCTACTGAATATCGATAAAACTAAACTGGTAGAACCAAGAGTGAAAACTACTCCTGAGAATGTGCAGGAAGCAAATGAAGCATTGTTTCGTGCTAAAATGACTCTACCTGCTGCCGCAAAACATTGTGGTATGACTAAGAAGGAAATGAAAATGACCTTCCTTGAATACTTGAAGTATCACCCTAAAGATTATGAAGTCCCTGAAAACATTTCCACTCAAAACTTGCCTTAGATATCCTGGTGGCAAGTCAAAGGCAACAAAGACTTTGGCACCCTGGTTTCCTGATGATTTCAAAGAATATCGTGAACCATTTATTGGAGGTGGTTCTGTAGCATTTTATGCTACTCAGGCATATCCAGATGTTCCTGTATGGATCAATGATAAGTATGTGACACTCTATAACTTCTGGGTGCAACTCAGGGATTATGGTGAAGAACTTTCTGATCGACTGAACGATATTAAATCTAAGGCATCCAACTATCAGTCACAGGATGATAAGGATGCCGCACATAAAGAACTATTTGATCGGACACGAGATGATATCAATAGTCAAGATGGACTTGATCGTGCGGTAAGTTTTTTCATTCTAAACAAGTGCAGTTTCTCTGGACTGACTGAGAATAGTACGTTCTCTAAAACTGCGGCACGTTCTAACTTTTCTTTTGTTGGTATTCAGAAACTCAAGCAATATTCTCAACTTACTCAGAAGTGGAAGATTACGAATATTGATTATTCGGAAGTGATGAATGCTCCTGGTGAGGATGTATTTGTATTCCTTGATCCACCTTATGATATTAAGGACTTCCTTTATGGAAAGGATCGTGAGATGCACAAGTCATTCGACCACGATAGATTTGCCGAAGATGTGTATAAGTGTCCTCATCAGTTTATGATTACCTATAATGTGAATGACAGGTTATTGGAACTTTATAAGGATTATTATCTTCGTGAATGGAAACTTCGTTATTCTATGGCACATCGTGGAGAGAAGGGAACTGATGAGAATGTAAAGACGGAACTTCTTGTCACTAACTATCCTACCGAAAAATCTACAGTAAACGTTCTTGACCTTTTGCTTTATGATTGAACTCAAAGACTGGCTCAACTCTATCAATCAAACAAAGAAGCATTTGATTGATGAAGATCCTTCACTTGAGAAGGAATATCCTCCTTATATTATCAACCGTTGTTTCTCTGGGCATATTGATACTTTGATGTTTGCGAACGAACTCAATCAGTATCATTTTCTCCCAAAGAAGATGCAATATGACTTTTTTATAAATATTGTGAGGAAAAAGAAGAGATTCTCTCCCTGGATCCGACAAGATAAGATCAAAGATCTTGATTATGTCAAACGTTATTACGGTTATAGTAATGAAAAGGCAAAACAAGCTTTGAAAATTCTAACAAAAGAGCAACTTAATTTTATTAAATCAAAATTTGACACTGGAGGAAAAAAATGAGTGTTGTTAGAGAAGCTGAAGTGACGTGGACACCTGAACAAATGGTGGAAGTGGTTCTTAATGAACCCGATGATTTTTTGAAAGTGCGTGAGACATTAACTCGTATCGGAGTTGCGTCCAGAAAAGAGAAAAAAATCTATCAGTCCTGTCATATTCTTCACAAGCAAGGAAGATACTTTCTGGTTCACTTTAAGGAACTGTTTGCACTTGATGGTAAACACGCAAATCTGACGCAGAATGATGTCCAACGACGCAATCGTATCGCACAACTACTTGCCGATTGGGGACTGATTGGTATTGTAGATGTGGAAAAGATTCAAGACATTGCACCACTGAATCAGATCAAGGTTCTTGCATACAAGGATAAGCAAGATTGGATTCTTGAGACCAAGTATAATATTGGATCTAAGAAGAAAAGGACAGAGGAAACCGAATAAAAAGGTGGGGAGTTCAACACTCCCTTTTTTATGTCTTGTGATAATATATACTATGGATGCCGAAAGGGTCCACACAACGCAATCTCGCTTTTTAGGAGAGCTACAAATGACTAACTTAATGAAGTATAACGCCGCCAATTTGGATCAACTGCTAGATCGTATAAATAGAAATAGTATTGGTATGGATGAATACTTTGATCGTCTGTTTAATCTGCACGAAACAACGACAAACTATCCTCCATATAATCTAGTCACGGTCAGCAACGTAGAATCAAGACTAGAACTTGCATTAGCAGGATTCAAAAAAGAAGAAGTTTATGTCTACACTCAAGACGGTAAACTCTTTGTCGAAGGACAAAAGGAAGACAAAGAAACCAACACAAACTATGTCCATAGAGGAGTGGCTCAGAGATCTTTCACCAGAGCTTGGACCCTCTCAGATGAAACGGAAGTTAGATCAGTTGTATTTGAGGATGGGTTACTGAGTATTACACTCGGTAAGATTGTCCCAGAACATCATCAACGTAAAGATTATCTGTAATCCTTAACATTTGATTTATATTCAGTATCGATTGAGACAGACTTTTGTATCACTATGATACATAATGACTATATAATTTGGACCTATGGAGGGACGATGAACTTTACCACCGCCACCTTAACACTGGGAACAGCAATGACTCTTTTCTTTGGGGGAACGCTCGCCGCCGTTCTACCCTGATACTTCCTGATAAATAAAACTGAATAT